TGACGCAAGAATACAGTTTAGAAACTCTGGCGGAACTGACGCAGGTGGGCTTTGGTATGCTACAAATAGCAATAGTATGCAGTTCAGAACTAACTCAGCAGAAGCCATGCGCATCGACAGCAGCGGTAACTTGCTGGTGGGGACTACTTCGACTTCACCTTGGACTAATAGTGCAGGAACTTCTGATGACAATGCCATTGCCTTGCGTGAAGATGGTTTAATCGCTGCCTCAAGATGGTCAGGAAATGCCGCCTTCTTCAATAGAACAGCGAATGATGGTGCTATTGTAGTGTTTAATAAAGACGGCGCCACTGTGGGGAGTATTGGGACATCTGGTGGTCGTGTTTACTTTGCAGATGATGCAACTAACGGAATTACATTTAGCAGTTCCTCTGCGATTATGTGGCCCTCAAACTCATCTGGTGGTGTTGTAGATAACACTATGGATATAGGTAGCTCTAGCTATCGCTTCGACGACATCTACGCCACCAACGGCACTATCCAAACATCTGACGCCAACGAAAAGCAAGACATTGCAGAGCTAACAGACGCAGAGCAACGTGTTGCTGTAGCTGCCAAAGGCTTGCTGCGTAAGTTCCGCTGGAAGGATGCAGTAGCAGAGAAAGGCGATGAAGCCAGAACACATTTTGGTATTATTGCCCAAGACCTACAAGCAGCATTTGCAGCAGAAGGTTTAGACGCTGGCGACTATGCTATGTTCATCTCAAGCACTTGGACTGATGAAGAAACTGGCGAAGAACGTACACGCATGGGTGTTCGCTATAGCGAATTACTAGCGTTCATCATTGCAGCAATATAGGAGAAACACTATGGCAATAACTTACACTTGGACTATTCCAACATTGGAACACGAAATCGCTGACGGTGGCGTTTATGTGGCCCACTGGCGCTGCACTGGCGTTGATGAAGATGGCAACACAGCATCTAGCTATGGCACTTGTGGGCTAACCTACGATGCCTCTGCTGCTGACTTCACACCGTATGACGATATTACTGAGGCTCAAGCTCAAGGCTGGGTCTGGGGTCATGTATCCCAAGAGGATACTGAAGCTGCCATAGCGTCAAAAATCGACGCAATGGTAAATCCAACGTCTGCAAGCGGAGTTCCGTGGGCAGCATAACCTGAAAGGAGATCAACGTGACTGAAGACAAAAAGGTCATTACGATTGACGATGTGGAATACACTGAAGACCAGCTGAGCGACACTGCAAAGATGTGCATAAATCACATCAATTCGCTAGACCAGAAGATCGGATCTGCGCAGTTTAACTTGGTGCAGCTTCAGATGGGCAGGCAGGGCTTTATGGCCGAGCTGAAAGCTGCCCTTGAGCCTGACGCGGAATAGCCGCGCAGCATAACGAAAACGCTAGGGGCAGCAAAACGCTGCCCTTTTGCGCATCAAATGGTCATGTGTTACACTGCGGCAAGCGCGCAACACCAACGAGGCAACGATGGCTCTGATTAGATTAGACGTACCCGCTGGGGTTTACCGCAACGGCACCGACTTGCAGAGCATGGGCCGCTGGCGCGATGCCAGCTTGATACGTTGGATCGACGGCACGATGCAGCCGGTCAAGGGCTGGCGTAAGAGATCTGACACGGCAACCGCTGCGATCACGCGCGGCATGACAACGTGGATCGACAACAGCAGCGACCGCTGGATTGCTGCTGGCACGTATAACAAGCTTTACGTCTACAATAGCGCGGGCAACCAATTCGACATCACGCCGAGCGGCCTGACCGCTGGCCGCGAAGACGCCATAGCGTTTACCGGCTTCGGCGGCGGCTTATTTGGCAGCTACGCATACGGCGTTGCGCGGCCAGACACTGTACGCATCCAGCCAGCGACTGCTTGGGCGTTGCAGCCGTGGGGCGAATACTTGCTGGCGAATAACGAAGACGACGGCAAGGTTTACGAATGGCAGCTTAACACCGGCACGATTGCTGCGCAGGTCGCCAACGCGCCAGTCAATAACCGCAGCATTGTTGTCACGGCAGAGCGCTTTTTGATGTGCCTCGGCGCAGGCGGCAATCCGCGCCTTGTGCAGTGGTCTGACCGCGAAGACAACACGACGTGGACGCCTGCCGCGACAAACGAGGCTGGCGATCTTGAGCTGCAAACGAGCGGGCAGATTATGGCTGGCGTGAATGTTCGCGGGCAGACGCTTATCCTGACAACGACAGACGCGCATGTGGCCAACTATATTGGCCCGCCATATGTGTACGGCATTGAGCGCGTTGGCGCAGCCTGCGGGCTTGCGGCCAATCTTGCATATGCCAAGGTTGACGCTGGGTGCTTCTGGATGGGCGTGCATGCGTTTTACGCCTACACCGGCGGCGGCGTGCAGGAGATCCAGAGCGACGTGTCTGACTACGTGTTTAACGACATCAACCGCGCGCAAATCAGTAAGGCGTTTGCCATGTCAAATGGCGATTTTGGCGAGATATGGTGGTTCTACCCGTCCAGCTCATCAAACGAAAACAACAGATATGCCGTGTATAATTACGTTGAGAATACGTGGTCTATTGGCGAGCTGGCGCGCACGGCAGGATCTGACTCCGGCACATTCAGGCAGCCGATGATGTTTGATCCGTCAGACAAGAAGATATATGAGCATGAGATCGGCTTCGAGTATGGCGGTTTGACGCCGTTCGCGGAAACCGGCCCGATTATGCTTGGCACCGGCGATAACGTCATTAGCGTGACGGAGATGATCCCAGACGAAAAAACGCAAGGCGATGTCAGCGCAACGTTTAAGACGCGTTTCTATCCAAACGGCACCGAGAGATCATACGGGCCGTTTAGCATGGCCAACCCAACCAGCATGCGCTTCACTGGCCGTCAGGTGCGGATGCGCGTTGACGGGGCAAGGCTTGCCGACTGGCGCGTTGGCATAAACCGACTGGACACTGTTGCGGGTGGACGTAGATGACGCAGCAGTACCGCGCACCAGAGCCGCAGGGCGATGACTGGAAGTCATGGGCGCGGCGCATGATGCTCTATCTTGGCCAGACGCGATCACCCCTTGTGCAGCAGACGGGCGGCGAAAGCGCAGCAGAAGATGGCGTGCTGATGTGGGATCGCACAAACTTGTATCCCGTTGTCAGCAAAAACGGCGAGTGGCGGCAAGTTGTGCTGGAAGATGGACACGCTGATTTCATGCTGACGTCTGACGTTGTGCCTGCCGCCGCCGACACGGCGTATAAGCTGACATATGACGCGCCCACGGGCAACGACGGCATCACGCAAGGCACGCCAGCGTCGCGCATTGTGTTTGAGGAAGCTGGCCAATACGTTGTATCGTTCTCCGCGCAAATATCATCGACATCAGGCAGCACGGTTCACTTTTACTTCTGGCCCAGCGTAAACGGAACCAACGTGGCCGACAGCGCAATGACAACGGCGATGCACAATAACAACGCCACGCTGGTCACGTCGCGCACGCAGATATTCACGCTTGCGGCTGGTGACTACTTGGAAGTGAATTACATGATCGACAGCACAAGTGGCTTTCTAAATTACACCGCAGCGTCTTCGCCGGTGCCAGCGATACCCGCGTCAACCTTAGCAATTACGAGGCTTCATGGATAAAGAGCTGGAGAGATGCCGCGATTGGATTGAGGCTGCCTTGGAGTATTCCGGCGGCACGCATGACTTCATCGACGTGGCCGAAGGTATATACAAGGGAACGATGCAGCTCTGGCCCACGCCGAGGGGGTGCATAGTGACCGAAATAGTGGTATATCCGAGAAAGAAAGTTTTAAACGTGTTTCTTGGCGGCGGCGAGTTGGATCAGATTTTAGAAATGCATGAAGATGTGATAGCATGGGCAAAAGCGCAAGGATGCTCTGCATTGACCATGACGGGCCGGTTTGGCTGGAAGAAACCACTGAAGGCGCATGGCTGGGTGCCACTGCATGCTTCATATGTGAAGGAGTTTGAATAATGTCAGGCGGCAAGGGCGGGTCAACATCGACAAGCGTCGAGATCCCAGAATACATTGAAGAGGCGGCGCGCCGTAACTTGGCCAAAGCGGAAGGCATTAGCCAGATTGGCTATGTGCCATATTTTGGGCCAGATGTCGCTGCGTTTACGCCGTTCCAGCAGGCGGGCTTCCAGCAAACCGCTGATGTTGCGTCTGCATTTGGGTTGGGAACGCCAACAACGCAAGCTGATATTATGGGCGGCATGCCGGAGCCAACGCAATTTGCTGGCGGTGTACGTGGATATAGCGCAGCTCCATTGTATCAGCAGGCCGTTGACGAGCTTGCCGCGCAGCGCCCAGCGCAGGCGCAATACATTGAAAGCTTTTTCATTGATCCCGTGACAGGCCAAGCAGGAACACGCGTGCAGCCTGCTGTGGATTACAGCACTATGGGTACGATGGCAGACATCAGAGCGGCAGATCGCGCAAACGAGTTGGCGATTGCACAGGCGCAGGCAGCTGCGGGGCCGCAGAGCGTATATAACTTTACGCCATCAACAGAAGTTTTAGTCGGCCCGACAAGTGTTGGAGTTGGCGGCACAACTGTTGGCGGTCAGGAAGTGCAATATTATAACCCAGACATTGATTATGGAGACGCATTCACTGCAGAAAGCGGCCAGCAAGTTGGGGTTCTTGACCCCAATCAGGCGGCTTTGGACGCCATGCAAACGGAGGCTGGGGTTGATCCATCATTTTACACAGAAACTCCTATCTATAGCGCATCTGACTTTCCGCTTGGCTCATCCCTAAGTGGAACAGATTATACAGCATATGCGCCTGATGCAGATGAAAGCTCATATGCTACTAATGAATTTGGATCAACCGTTTCTGCTGGATATGATATTGGCCAAGTCGACCCACGACTGGCCGCCGCAGAAGGCTATTCGCCAGTTGGGGTCGCCACCCCAGAAGTAGACTACGGAGCATATTTAACGCCAGTGTCACAGCCCACTACGTCAGACCCGCTCTATGACACGAGTTCAAATAGCCAATACTCAGGCTTCATGGATATGTTTGATGGCGGCGGCCCTAATGCATCCGGCGGCCCATTTGAGGGCGGCGGCCTTCTGTCAGACGCCGCTAACTTTATGACGCAAGGCGGCGTGATAGGCGGCGTGGTCAAAGCGCTTGAAGACGCTTTAGGCATTGGGCCTGCTGCTGCAGCGCCCGCCCTACCGGCCACACCAGCCGTGCCAGCTACATCAGTTAGCTTAGACAATCCGCTGCTAATGGGCAGCACTGCGCGCGCGGGTGCGGTGCAGACCAGCAACCCTAACGTGTCGGTTGTATCGACGCCAAGCGGAAATCAATATTTTGGAACGCCTGTTGGAACAGATCCAGCAACAGGATCAACGCAATACGTTTTCTGAGTTTAGAATGATTAAAGGAGCAGCATAATGGCTGGACAAGGTGCAAAAGGTGGCGGTCAGGTAGCGATGCCAGTAGCAGGCGCAGGGCCGCAGCTCGGTATGATGCCAATCGCCCCGACAGCGCAACCGGCAGCGCAGCCCGCGCCGCCTGCATTGGCCCCGACTGCTGGGTTTAACGTAAACCAAGCAGCGGCTGGCGCATTGCAGCAGGCGATGGGAACCGCGCAAAGCGGCCTCGGCTTCACGCCACGCCAGATCGAGGCAGTTGGATATACGCCAGCACAGCAAGCCGTCGCCGGACAGCAAACTGGCTTCGCATACCAGCCATCGCAGGCAGCGGCTCAGCAGCTCGCAACGACTGACATCAGCCAGTATCAGTCGCCGTATCAGCAGGAAGTCATCGACATGACTATGCGCGATATTGCGTCTGCGCAGGAAAAGGCGCTAAACGTGCAGGGCGCGCAAGCCCAGCGTGCAAGAGCGTTTGGCGGGTCACGCCAAGGCGTTGCCGAAGCGGAAACGCGCGCGCAATACGGGCAGCAGGCGGCAGACGCAGCAGCGCGTTTACGCCAACAAGGGTTCCAGCAGGCGATGGGCGCGGCTCAGTTTGACGTTGGCCAGCGAGCGGCAACGGAAGCGGCAAACGTCGCGGCGCGTCAAGCTGCCGAGCGCTTTGGCGTTGGATCGCTGCAGCAGGCGCAGGCGGCAAACATTGCTCGCGGCCAGCAAGTTCAAGCATCCAATGTGGCGGCGCAAAACGCTGCTGCGCAATACGCAGCTCAGCAGGCGGCATCTGCTCAGGCGCAAAACTTGGCAGCGCAGCAGTCTGCGATGGGTACGCGTTTGGGTGCAGCAGGGCAGCTCGCTGGGCTTGGCCAGCAGGCATTCGGCACTGGCCAAGCGATCCAGCAACAGCAGATGCAGCAGGGTCTTATGCAGCAAGGATTGCAGCAGGCGCTTATCGACGCGGCGCGCGGCCAATATGCAGGCTACACAGGCGCACCGCAGGCAGCGCTTTCAGCGCCATTGGCGGCGCTTGGGGCTACGCCAAACCAGTCAACGACAACGCAGTCAATGCAGCCAGGATTATTCAACTATCTGCAGCTTGGCGCAAGCATGTTTAAGCCTAAGTCGTTGCCGTTCTGATGGACTATCGCCAAGCAGCCAGAGACGCGGCACGCAAGTATGGGGTAGACCCCGAAATGTTCCTGCGCCTCATTCAGCAGGAGAGCAGCTTCAGGCCGGACGTCGTAAGCCCGAAGGGCGCGATCGGCCTCGGCCAGCTCATGCCTGCCACGGCCAAGGAGCTTGGCGTAGATCCGACAGATCCGATGCAAAACTTGGAAGGCTCCGCAAAGTATCTAAGCCAGCAGCTCAAACGCTTTGGCAGCCCAGAGCTTGCACTGGCCGCCTATAACGCTGGGCCAACGCGTGTGGCTAAGCTTGGCAGGGTGCCAAATATTGCGGAAACGCAAAACTATGTGAAGAAGATTTTAGGAGAAGGGCAAAACACGATGGCGACTCCAATGGATAGGCGACGCGAAGAAGAGCTGCGCCAGCAGATGCTGGCCACCGGCATGGCGCCACGAACAGCGCCACGCGCGCCACTGTCAGCGCTACGGCAGGATCGCCCGCAGGCAGCGGCAGCGCCGCAGCAGCGCAGAGGCGGCTTAGGCGGCATTATGGATTACCTTGGAAAGCAAAGCCCGACAACCGGCCTAAGCAGAGCGGAGCAATTTGCTGCGGCGCTCGATCCGCTCATCATGCCGCAGATGCGTGCTGGCGAGGCGATCAGGGCGCGCGGCGCGCAGCGGCAGGCGGCTGCAACGAAGAACAAGACGGTCGAGTATCTGCGCAGGATGGGCTACGACGATTATGCTGACGCCGTAGAGGGCGGGTCAATCGGCGCAAAGGATATTATGAATGCGCTGGTCAGTAAGTCGCTGGAGACGCCGAAGGATACAAGCACAGCGGGCATGAGGGAATATGCTCAAGCTGTTAAGGATGGTTTCAAGGGTACATTCCTCGACTACAAGACGGCCATCAGCAAAGCTGGCGCGACAAGTGTTAATGTGGGCGGTGATGGAACGTTCCAAG